CATGGAAAGAGGTTGCAAAAAGACTGGGGTATCGGGATAACCCAGACTATCCGAGGTTACATATCCGAGATAAGTATCTAAAAAGTTGTGGAATTAAGTAAAAAAGGTCGTTTATGTCGGAAAAGTCGTTTTATAATAAAATCCGAAGCCAAAGGCATACAGCCGACGGCTTGCACTTAGCCCCAGTCGGCCGCCGGGTGTCACAGCCCCGCGGCCGGATCGTCTGGCTCTGGTTCCGGATCAGGGCTGGACGCTCCCCTTATGGATCCTTAGCTCAGCTGGCAGAGCAGGTGGCTGTTAACCACCGTGTCACAGGTTCGATTCCTGTAGGATCCGTTAGCCTGGTTTAGGGATCTCCACCCAGACGTTCCAGACATCCTTGATAGAGGGTGTCTTTTTGTAATGATGAAACAGGTAAAAAAATTACTTGACAAAGTAAAAAAAATACCATAAAATTTAGAGGAAAGGGGAAATTGAAATGAATAAATATGCTTTTTGGAACAATAAAGGTGGAACAGGGAAGACGACCTTGTGTTTTCAGTTATTATGTCAGTATGCAATAGATCATCCAGACAAAAGAGTTTTAGTGGTAGATGTATGCCCGCAGGCTAACTTATCTGAGCTTTTGCTTGGTGGATTAGTTGGATCTGGAAGTGACAATCTAATGAAAATTCAAGGGCAAGCCAAAAGGGCAACGATCGGCGGATATATTCAAGACAAATTACCAAATCCGTATTCTAGCTTAAATATTAATTTTTTTGATTATGTAACAATACCAAATCAATATAATGAAAATATACCATCAAATATTTTATTGATTTGTGGAGACCCAATGTTAGAATTGCAATCGAATGCTGTATCTACATTGGCAAATACTCAAATTCCTGGAACAGACACATGGATTAGAGTAATTGAATGGATTGATGAGTTAATGAAATCTGGAAAAAATCAGTACGATACGGCCTTTTTTGATATGAACCCCAGTTTTTCCATATTTACTCAAATGGCGTTAGCAGCATCAAACAGATTAATTCTTCCTGTCATGGCAGATGATTCTTCTAGAAGAGCTATTCAGAATGCTTTCTCGTTAATATATGGTTTTAAATTGCCCCATCCGATTTATCAGGAATTTGCATTTTCTACTAAAATGAGAAAAGCAGGGAAATCGTTACCGGTTATTCATTGTATTATAAAAAATAGATTGACACAGTATATGGGGGCTGCTTCTGCGTATGGCGCGGTATTGAGAACGATAGATGGAGTCGTTGAAAGTTTGTTATCTGACAAAGAAAATGAGTATATTTTTTCAACATTGGATAAAGAGAGTTTAATAGTAGAGGCAAGAGATTTTCAGACTACAGGTATCGTTTCCACAGCGAGAGGATGTCCATTTTATATACTTGAAAGCAGAACGTATGTAATTCAAGGTCGTCGTGTTGTTGTAAAAAAAGATTATTTGGAAAATTGTAGAGACACAATTAAAGAAATTACAAACAAAATTGATTAAAAAGTCATTTTATCAGAGCCGCCCCGTGCGGCTCTTTTTCTATACCCAAAAAACGAAACGAATGAGAGGTGGTGAGGCTTGGCAAGAGCACCAGATGAGCGTCAGGAGCAGGCAAAGGAACTGTTCCTGCAAGGCACGAAATTGATTGATATTTCAAAGGCTTTGGAAGTTCCTGTAGGGACGATCCGGAGCTGGAAGAACCGATATAACTGGGATGAGAATTGTAATGCAGCGTTGCAAAAGAAAAAACGCAACGTTGCGAAAGCAAAAGGCGGTCAGCCAGGCAATCAAAATGCTGTAGGCCATGGTGGTACAGGCCCACCGGGAAATAAAAACGCAGTCACCACGGGAGAGTTCGAGACTCTCCTTTTTGATTGTCTGGATTCAGATGAGCGCCGGTTAGCCGAGACAGTCCCGAAGGATAAGGAGCAGCTTCTCTTCCAGGAGATTCAGCTGCTGACTGTCAGGGAACGCCGAATGCTACGGCGTATTGAGAACCTGCGGCAGGCGGATTTCACCACCGTAAAAAAGAAAAAAGGAACCGAGAAGGATAAATGGACGGATCTGAATGAGGAACACGCAACGCTTGGACAGATCCAGGCCATTGAGGATGCCCTGACTCGGGTACAGGCCCGAAAGCAGGCTGCCATTGATTCTCTGCATCGGTTTGGCGTGGATGATGCTCGTCTGGAGATTGAGATCATGAAACTGGATATGGCAGCACTGAAACTGGGCGGACAGGAGACGGAAGTGGAAGAGGATGGATTTTTAGAGGCACTGAATACCGAGTCCGGAGATTTGTGGGGTGGTTCCAATGACGATTAAGGAACGGATCAGCCAAACCAAGCAGAAACTGGAGAAACTGAAAAGCCAGCGGAATATCCTGACAAAGGTCCAGATCTTTAAGTTTCAGCCCTTCTCTCGCAAGCAAAAGCAGATTCTTACATGGTGGGTGCCGAACAGTCCTGTAAAGTATTATGACGGCATTATCGCAGATGGGGCCATCCGATCCGGTAAAACGGTCTGTATGTCTTTATCCTTTGTGATGTGGGCCATGTCAACCTTCTCTGGACAGAACTTTGCCATGTGCGGCAAGACCATCGGCTCTTTCCGGCGTAATGTCCTGTTTTGGCTTAAGCTGATGTTAAAAAGCCGGGGGTACCGCGTGTCAGACCACCGCGCCGACAATATGGTGGAGATTAGCCGCGGTCAGGTTACTAACTACTTTTACATCTTCGGCGGCAAGGACGAGCGCAGTCAGGACCTGATTCAGGGTATCACTCTGGCGGGGCTTTTTTGCGATGAGGTTGCACTGATGCCGGAGAGCTTTGTGAACCAGGCAACCGGCCGCTGTTCTGTAACTGGATCAAAATATTGGTTTAACTGCAACCCAGATGGCCCCTATCACTGGTTTAAGGTCAACTGGATTGATAAGGCTATCGGCTACCTGGGAAAGAAAAAGGTCGCGAAGCTCCGGGAGGAATCCAAAGCCGCCGGGAAGGAACCGGATCTTAAAAAGCTGCTGTACGTCCATTTTACCATGGACGATAACCTGAGTTTATCGGAAGAAATCAAAGCCAGGTACCGGAGTATGTATACCGGCGTATTCTTCAAGCGCTATATCATGGGCCTTTGGGCGATGGCCGAGGGTGTTATCTATGATATGTTTGATCCAGACAAGCACACCGTTGATACGGAGTCTCTGGCTGCTGCATATAAAGCACAGACAGGGCATGACTTCTGGACTGGTGATAAGTATGTCAGCTGTGATTATGGTACCCAAAACCCCACGGCTTTCCTCCTGTGTCAACAGGGAGATGATAAAAAATGGTACTGCCGGCGGGAGTATTACTACTCTGGTCGGGACAAAGGTCGACAAAAGACAGATGCGGAGTATTCTGCGGATCTGAAAAGCTGGCTGGGAAATACCGAAATCAGAGCTGTAATCCTGGATCCTGCTGCCGCATCCTTTAAGGCGCAGTTAGAAAAAGACGGCTTCAAAGTCAAAAAAGCAAAAAATGATGTTTTGGATGGAATCCGATTTGTAGCTACGCTGCTGCTTACGGGTTCTATTTTTATAGATAATTCTTGCGAAAATCTGATCAAGGAGTTTGCGTCTTATATCTGGGATGCGAAGGCGGCAGATAAGGGCGAGGACAAGCCAGTAAAGGAACATGACCATGCGCTGGATGCGCTCCGGTATTTTTGTATGACAATTATCAGGATGAAACCGGGGATCCGGATATTAAAGTGAGGTGAGGAAGATGGATATTATTTTTGATCCCAACAAAAATCGAATGACCCATATGCAGCTGTGCCGGTTGTATATGGACGAGTTCATAAAGTCCAGGGAGCGGAAGTGGATGCTGGACGGAGAAGCCTACTATGCAGTGGACAATCCAGCAATCATGAACCGGAAAATGTACCGATACCAGGAGAACAAAGCTACAGGCAGGATCGATCGTATTCTGGATCTGGCGAAACCCAACAACCGCCGGGCCCATGGGTTTATGCATATCCTGGTAGAGGATAAGGTCAACTACCTTCTTTCAAAGCCGTTCACATTATCGTGCGAGGGTTCAGAAGATTACTTGCAAATGGTAAAGGATGCGATTGGAAAGACATTCCAGGCAAAGCGCTTGATGCGCTTGGGTGTGGATGCATCTAACGGAGGACTCTCTTGGTTGCATCCGTACATCGATGAGAATGGAGCATTTCGGACTATGATCATTAAGCCGGGGCAGGGGATTCCTCTGTGGACAGACAATGACCATGAAGATATGAATGGTTTTATCTGGTTCTACGATGTGGATACCATCGAAGGCCAAGAACAGAAGATCATCACGAAGGTGGAATACTGGACGCCGGAGGGAGTGGCCTATTACACATCAGATTCAGAGGGCGAGGGACAGGACCTACGGCTGGATTCAGAGCGGTATCTGGACGCTGCGGTAGACGAAGATAGTGAGTTTATGGAGCATTTTCAGGTAGGAAATGCTCCGGGAAACTGGGGGAAAGTGCCATTCATAGCCTTTAAAAATAACGATTATGAACTTCCAGATCTGAAATTTGTGAAAACTCTGATTGATGGGTATGACAAGGCCCGATCAGATGTGGCGAACTTCTTGGACGAGGCACGTTCCATCGTGTATGCTTTGAAAGGTTATGGGGGGCATGATCTGGGAGAGTTCATGCAGGAGCTGAACTACTTCCGTGCTATTTCCCTGGATGAGGACGGCGGGGCGGAGGCGATTACGGCCCCGATAGATATCGCTGCAGCAAAGGATGACTTTGAAACCCTGAAAAAGGATATCTATGACTTTGGCCAGGGTGTGGACAAGAACAGTGACAAGCTGGGAAACAGCCCTTCTGGAATTGCCCTTAAATTTATTTATTCCGGCTTGGATCTGAAATGCAACCGGATGGAGAATGCATTCAAGGATGGTATGGATCAGCTGTTCTGGTTCGTCAACCGCTATCTGGAACTGACCGGGACCGGCAGCTTCTATGACCAGGAGATTGATGTTACCTTTAACAGGGATATTGCGATCAATGAAAGCCAAGCAATTACAGACTGCCAGAACAGTAAAGGGGTGATCTCTGACGAAACAATTGTGAAGAACCATCCGTGGGTGGAAGATGCCGATGAGGAACTGGAGCGTTTGAAAGCCCAGGAAGAAGCGGCGCAGAAAGAACTCTCCGATATGTTCCCAGAGCAGAATGCGGGAGAGGACGGCCAAGGTGGTGAAGAATAATGGCGAATTATTGGCAGAAACGTCAGGAACTCATGTACCAAGCGGGGGAAATGAAGATGAATCAGTATTTCACCCGGTTGGAAAAGGCATTTAATCAGACGAGGCGGGAACTGCAGAAGATCATTGAGGCGTTCTATTTCCGCTATGCAGAGGAAAACGGCCTCTCCTATGCCTCAGCCCAGAAAAAGCTGGACGCGGAGCAGGTGGGGGAGTTGAAAGAGTATATCAATCTGGTAATGCAAAATATTGGCAGGTACAACCAGACGGTCAATAATATGTCCATCAAGGCTCGGATTACCCGCTACCAGGCCCTGGAGGCCCAGATAGATGCTCTTCTCAGGCAGCTGTATGTCACAGATTATCAGGCAGAGGCAGAAAAGACCATGTATGAGGTCTATGGGGAGGCGTATTACCGTACTTGGTACAATATTGACCAGTATCACGGTTTTCACGCGGCGTTTGCACAAATCAACCCTACAGTTGTGGAAAAACTGCTGGAATATCCATTCAACGGTGCGGTATTTTCAGAGCGTTTGTGGAGACAGAAGGATCACCTGCAGGCCCAGCTGATGGAGGCGGTGACCACGATGCTGATTCAGGGCAAGCATCCATCTATGCTGACGAATGAGTTTGCCAAGAAAATGAACTCGAAGAAGTTTGATGCGTACCGACTCCTGCATACAGAGAGTTCCTTCCTGATGAGTCAGGCTGCCCATGCAGGCTATAAAGAGGACGGCGTAGAAAAATATGAGATCCTCGCCACATTGGACAGCAAGACCTGCGGTGTCTGTGGGGAACTGGACAATAAGGTGTACGAGGTGGGGAAAGAAATTATCGGGATAAATATGCCACCATTCCATCCGCTGTGCCGATGTACAACAGTCCCGCACTATGATGATACTCCTACAGAAGATTTGACCCGGGCAGCCAGAGATACGGATGGAAATCCTATTGAGGTTTCGGAAGGTATGACTTGGAAGGAATGGAGACAGCAGTATGTACAGCGACAGGCAGAGAAGTATGAGCGATTGGCAGAGCATTCGTTGGATGAAGAAAACCAGAAAAAATATGGAATAAAGGCAAGGAAATGGAAAAATCTCAGATTCAAGACTGGCGGAATGACCAGTGGAGAATATGTAGATTCAAAGAGGCCACTTGCAAATTTTAAAGCTGTACCATCAGGACAGGTAGTACAGATATTAAGAA